TGCTCACTTAAACAAACTACTAACTGATAGTGATAAAGTTAAAGAAGAATTGGAACTGAGGAGATCAGAGATACGCAAGCAACTTGATAACGATAAATAACTATGCAAATATATTTAATGTCAGATATAGCTGAATTCAAGAAGAATAGTAAAGATAATACTCAACGTAACTTAATGATAGGAGCAGGATTACTAGGAGGTGTTGCATTAACAACTATAGGAGTTCGTAGTTATTTAAGGAATGGTAAATTAGTTAGACAAAGTACACGTAAAGTTAACAAAGTAAATGAAATCGTTGATCCAATGAAGTTAACTACACCTAAAGAAATAATAGATAATCATCAATCAGTAGTTAGATTAGTTCTTCCACACAGAACAGCTATAAATTTTAAAGATGGTCAAATTTTAAATTATGAAGATTTAAATAATTTAATTGATGACACGTCATATTGGAAGTTAGATGTTAAAAATACACCAACACCAAATGATTTAAATCTAAATAATGAAACTAGATTAAATCCTGATAGTTTATCTGAACGTTATATTGAAATAGCATATACTGGAAAACCACATAATGGTAAAACACGTTATTCTCTTAGAAATAATATGACAGATAAAGATAAAGGTGTAATACTAGTTAACAAAAATATGAAAGATTTAAGTGGATTAATAAATTTCAACAGAGTTTGAAACAAAAGTAATGCTATCTCGTAAGAAAAAAAGGGTAGGACAACGAAGCAATCTAATCAAGGCGCGACCTAACCTAAGTATAAAATTATACTAAGTACAAGAGCGGCACAATATAAGCTACCTAACATATTAACTAGGTAGCTTTTTGTTTAACAGTCTTCTTCAGTTAATGACTCGATTATCTCATCTAACGTTGATAAGTATTCATCAACTATCTCTTGTACATCTTCAATAACTTCATCATAAGTTGGCGGATCTATAATAACCATATTTAGGTTTCCCTATTTTAAGTTGTTTAATTAAATCATCATCAATAGATGAACCAAATACAATAGGTTTATTAACTGTATTAACTTTACTAATTAACTCATCTAATGTAATACGTTCATTAACTGGTGCTGTTCCTACCATATATCTAACGTTACTTAACTTAAGTAACTGTTCTAACTCAACTATACGTTGTTTAAGTCGTTCTATCTCTTTATCTTTAACATCAACAACTGTAGTTGAATCAACTACATCATTCATATAATTAACAAATTCATTTAAATTAACTGTAGTATAAGTATCTACAATTGCGTTATTCAAATAAGTGGTTGCTTTAATATATGGTGTAAATGCAATTAACTGAAGGTATTCTACTACAACCTTTAAGTTAAGTGATGTATAAACTGCTGTAAACTTATCACCCTTAATAGTTATCTCATTAAACTTAATGTGAGATAAAGCTTTAAGTAATTGTTGCATTGTAACTTTGTTACTAATCATTGTTATCCTTGTAGTATTAACTTAATTAATAGTAACACACTATTTTTTCTTACTCATACGTTTTCTTAATTCATTAGCTCCAAGTAATGCACTACCAACGCCTAAACCTATTAACGCACCTTTACCAATGGATACATTTCTAATCTTATTAAGTTTGTTTAATCTACGAGTATTAGTTTTAGGAAATCTATTATTTCTACTTCCACTTCCAAAATAATTAGCTATACTCTCCATTATTTTTAATTGTTCTTTAGCATAACTTTTACCGGGTTTACCTTTCATATCATTTAATACATCTTTCCAAGAATCAGGAAATTCTTTCTTCCAGCCTTGAGCGTCCCATAATTTATTTGTTCGTTTTAAATTATTTTTCATTAAATAATTAACTTTACTATCTTTACCTCCAACGTATCCACCAATAGCAGTAGCTCCACCAAGTAAAGCAGTATTAGTTAGCAAACCTCTAGATTTTCTTTTAACTTTATCCTTAGATCCTAATTTACGCGCCATAATTAAAACATATTAACTTACACATACATTATATGACTTCCCGCGAACAATTAGAAAAAGAACTAGCTAACATAGAGAACAAGTTATATGAACTAGCGATACTAGATAATAAGGATGAACAGTATGAATTAGAATCACTACTAGAAGAACAAAGTTACGTTCAAGCATATCAATCTAGTTACAGTTTCCTAGCTCATAGTTGGCAGACATTCAATGGTGAAGTATTCCTACCAGCTAAACATCTACACGCAATAGCCGAACATCTAGATGCAACATTAACTGGTGAAATAAAACGACTTATAATTAACGTACCACCTAGAACTGCTAAGTCAGCATTAGTAACTAAAGCATTTCCAGCCTATTGTTGGATAAGGCAGCCTCATCTTAAATTCGCCAACGTTAGTTATGGTTATGGATTAGCAGAAGAAGGTAGTGTACATAGTCGTCAGATAATGCAATCTGATTGGTATAAGCGAGGTATGGCTACAGTATGGCGCGATATGGGTGCTACACCATGGGAGTTCAGACGCGATAAGAATATGAAGAATGACTATGAGAATAATGCTAATGGTCGTAGATTCGCCACATCATGTCCTGAAGGTATCTTCACTGGTATTGGTGCAGACACAATTATAATTGACGACCCTGTTAAAGCTAACGCTGCATATAGTAAGAATACACTTGATAAAGTTAATCAATGGGTCAGCAATACTCTGATGTCGCGTTTAAACAACCAATCAGAAGGTGTTATCATCTTGGTTCAACAAAGGGTTAGTGAAATGGATATGACTGGTTTTTTCTTACAACAAGAAGGAGTTTGGGAACATCTATGTCTCCCAATGGAATATGAAGACACTCAGAGATACTGGACTCGCATTGGTTGGACTGATTGGCGCACTAATCAGAATGAATTACTTGAACCAATTCGATTTCCGCGAGATGTGGTTGAGAGGCTCAAGAAGGACGAGGAATGGAGCTATGCTAGTCAATATCAACAACAACCAGTTCCGCTCGGTGGTGGACTTATTAGGCGTGAATGGTGGCAGAATTGGTACATACTTCCAACTCAGTTTGATGCAACTTGCATGGCATTCGATTTATCTATGAACGATAAGGAAACTAGCGATAATACGTCACTTATAGTTATGGGACGTAAGGATAACAAGTTCTACATTATTGACTTAGTGTATGGCAAAATGGATATACTTAAACAAGTAGAATCCATAATTGAGTTGTGTAATAAGTATCCGATGATAAGAACTAGGTTAATTGAACAACGTGCAAATGGAGATGCTGTAATTGCATTACTTAAACGCACCATAACTGGACTTATACCACTCATAACTAAAGGTGATAAAGAACAACGTATCCTTAGTTGTGTGCCAGAAATTAATGCAGGTAACGTATTAGTTCCAGATGAGAATGTACATAGTTGGATTAAACCACTATTACTAGAAGCTACTATGTTTCCACGTGGTAAGAATGATGATGCTATTGATAGTATGCAGATGGCACTTAATCATCTAGTTACGTCAAACATCGTTACTTATATGCCACTTCAAGTTATTACAGATAGTCCAGGTAATACAACTCGTGCTGAAATAAGAGAACATATAATGGATAGTAGTTATGGTGTTACAGTTAATGTGACTCGTAACTATATTAAAGGTTTATTTGAATAACACTATGACTATTAATCAGATATTAAAGAAAGCATATACAGATCAATCTCATATAACTCTGTTTATAGACAACATCGAATATCAGTTTGATAATGCAATAGTAACTAGATTAACTAGAACTGAGATAACATTCATGAGTCCGGCGTATCATCCTGATGGAACTTGTCTAATTGAATATACATTTGATAGAACATTAGTTATTGGAGTTGGTCGTATCGTAGCTAGATTAAATGTAGATAGTAAGTTACCACCAGATGCGTTCATGTTATAATAACGTTAGTGACCAAAAAAATAAGCACCCTCTTAATTGAAGGTGCTTTTTCTTTATGTTGCAGTAGTTAAATAACTTCGTCTATTAACCCTGTTTATCGTAACGTGCTTTACTCTTGTATTCTTTAGCTGGTCTGAAGCTAACCTTCTTATGAGCTTCAACTAACTTAGGTTCTTTAGTAAAGATAGTGCTAACTGTACGTTCCTTAACTTCAGTTGTGCTAAATGTACCAAATCCCTTAATGCTAACTGACTCAGTTAATGATGCTGCTTTAATTGCTTCAATCATAGCCATGAAAGCTACTTGTAACTTGTACTTAGGAATAGTGTCAGTGAACTTATCGTAAACTGCTCTAGAACCAACTTCTACTAAATGTTCAACGTTCATTGTAGTTATGTGTATGTAATTAACTAATAACTAAGATAACATAGATCTATGAGAAATGACAACTACTTGCATTAATTAAGTTAAGTTAGTATGATATAGTGGATGAGTAAGTTAATTAAGTAGTGTATTATGACTAAAACATTAGCAACTAAGATGGTTAACTTTAAAGTAACTGAGGAACAATATCAACAGTTAGTTAAGTTGGCTGAACTAGAGAAGAGATCAATTAGTAACTACATTAAACTAAAACTTGAATTATTGTAGTATGATGTAGAGGTAAGAAAAAATAAGGATAAGTAATATGAGCGATGTCTATTTAGATGAATATATTTACGCTACAGCACTTGCTAAAGAGCATGGTAAAGAGGTTAAACATTGGTTAGAAAACGCAGGAACTAAAAAAGCTATTAAAGCAGTCGAGTCTGAAATTTTAAAACAATGTGTAATTAAACGTCAAGGTGGTAACTTTACTAAACAAGGAACATGGATTCATAACAAATTATTACCGTACTTTCAACAATGGTTAAATGTACATAGTATTAGATATGAGTTTAAAAGAGACGAAACTGAATTTAAATTATTATTAGAATCTACATTTAAAGACCTATTAGTGTTTGAATATCAAAAGAAAGTAGATAATTATTATTTAGATTTTTATAATGAAAAATATAATCTAGTTATTGAATACGACGAAACACATCATAACAACGTAGATATTAAAGATAACGATATTAAACGTGAACAGTATTTAATTGCTAAATTGAACTGTACTATTATTAGAGTTAAACAAGGTGAAGAATTTCAAGGTATTAATCAAATTATTAAATTTATGATGGAGAACAAAATTAATGAGTAATATAGTTAAAGCCTTTGATTTTAATAACGAATCAATTTATCGCCGCACTTCAGATAACTATTGGAATGCAACTGCAATGTGCAAAGCAGGTGGTAAAAGAATAGATCACTTTTTCGAGAACAAATGGTCAAAGTCTTATATAGAACAGGTTTCCACGATCACCGGAATTAAGGGTAACGAACTTGTTCAAACAATTAAAGGTGGTAATCCTTATGAACAAGGAACTTGGGTACATGAAATAGTTGCAATACGAATAGCCCAATGGTTATCACCTGAATTTGCTGCTAAAGTTGACTTAACTCTATATCAACTAAAACAGCAGTATCAACAATCACATCAATTATTACTAGAACAAGAATCTGCTAATGTACACGGCATTCCAATTGCACCACGTAATGAAGTAGACTTAGCATTTCGCATTAAAAACTGGATTGATCTATGTACTGATGGTGGTAGATTCTACATTGAACATCCACTAATCAATACTATTAATGCAACAACTAAAACTAGAAGAGTTGACTTCGTTAAATCTAATGGACGTAATGTTATAGTATATGAGTTAAAGTTAAATAAGATAACTACAAATGACATAGCTAAAACTATAGGAGATAAAGGTTATTATCAACTATGTGCTGATAAGTTCAATCGTCCCATTAAGTTTATATTCCTATCACCGTTAGGTATAACTAATGAAGCACAGTTACTACTAGATAGGATGAATGATGTGAGTTTCCTAACTACACAACAACTATGTCAGGAGTATTATGTTAAAGGTAAGAAAAATAAGTGGCGCAGTTCTGAATGGTATTTAGATGTGCAAGTTAAAGATGATAAGTTCTCACATCTATTCACAGATGAGTTTATTAATGATGTTACAGTTAAGTTAACTAAGGTAAAGTAGAGTTATGAAACACACAGTATTAATAAGTTGTTTAAGTGGTGTTATTTATGAACAACTTAAACCAGATACATCTAACTACATTACTTATAACTACGATAACGAATCTAAGTTATGGACAATTAAATTAACTTGGTATGTAGGTAATAAGTTAATGGGTTATAGATTAGCTATAACTGACTTTGATTTAGATACGATATATCAGAACTTAATTATTGAGAAGTATACAACTGAAGTTATCGCCGCATATAATAAGTCATTCGCTACGCCAACATGAATAACATTGAATTTATTAACTACGTTAACACTAACTTTGTAGACACATATAAAGCTCATCTACAACAGTATGTTCCTTATCCTCATATAATGTTTAAAAGTATTGAACATAACGTGTTTACTAACATCCCAGTATATCCAGATCAAGTTATATCTGAGCAAGCTAAAGATGAGATATTAAACTCTGTTAATAATTAATTCAGTAACTTAATTACAACTAACTAAGGATAACTAAATTAAGTTAAACTACATATAACACTAGAAGCCGCCACTAATCGCGGCTTATTTATTATGAACATCAACAAGTACATTAAAGAACAAGATGAGTTAGTTACTGCATTTACAGATGGATTAACTAATAGTATAGGTAACTCATTATCGCGTAAACAAGATAACTTAAGTCTCATTATCAGTAATCAATTAAATAAGTTATGGAATGATAGTTGGAATCTCGGACGTACTCATGCAATAGATGAAACGCCGCCATCCCTTTTTTCTTACTCTGATAGCATTGCGGAATTTGCATCACCACTTGAGAAATTAAGAAATGAGATTGATAAAATTACTAAGGAAAAGGAAGGTTATCAATCTGAGTTAGATAGAATACGTCGTGATTATCAAGATAAAGAAGGTAATTATAGTGGTACTAAGATATTAAGATCAATTGATAAAGAAGGTACTTATAATGATGTAGATAAAGTTAGAGCTATTCAAGTTATACGTAAGCGTGAAGATGAGTTAACTGCACTTATCGCAGCTAAGGATAACTTAATTAAAGATAAACAAGATAAGTTTTTTGAATTAACTGATCCTGCTAACATAGCTAAGTTAAATGAGTTATCTAAAGATACTAAAGATGTTACACCTGAAGTATTACCTCGTGTTAATAAAGCTGAAGTTAATCAACAATTAAGTAAAGCAGTTAGAGATAGAGATGCTTGGCGTAAATCATTTGTAGATGAGAATGGTAATTTAAACTTAGCTAAGTATAGAAGAGTTAAAGGTTATGACACTTCTGATAGTGATGCTGATGTATTAAAACAAATGAAGAGAGAAGAACTTGATTTAATTAATGAAGTTAAACGACATAATCAAACACTTAATGATATTAATGATAGAAGTACATCAACTAGAACTACATCTATTAAGGAACAAGCTTTAATTGATAAACAAAAACGTAGAATTGAACGTCAATTAAAGAAACAACAGAACTTACAAACAACTAAGTTAGATGCTAATAAGATACCTGCTAACATCAGAGATTCAGTTCAAGCAATTGAATCACGTCGTCAAATTGAATCTACTAGAGGCGATGTACCATTACTTGAACAAACTGAGTTTGGTAAATCGTATTTAAATAGACGTATTAATACTATAGGTAATGATCTGAATAGTCGTTATAAAGATACGTTAAAACAAGTGATTCCAGAATATCTTGCTGATAATAAACAAGATAAAGATATTACTTATTATCGCCGCATTAGTGCAATGTTAACTAGAGAAGATGCTAAACAAATGGAGCAATACAATAAACAACTTGAGTTAATTAAAACTCGATTAGATGATATCCCAACTAAATTAACTGCAACTAAAGATATGAATGTTTATGAGAGTGTAGCATTCCTTAAACAGAAGTATGATCCTGATGTTAAGTTAACTATCACTGATAAGAAACTACTTAATGAGTTACCAGATAAAGCAGTTTATAAGATGCAGGATTTAAGAGCTTATCGTGACAAGTTACTTGAGAAAGTAAGAAAACTAAAGGATAATCAGGCTCGTACTAAACGTATTGCAATAACTGAAATGGGACACGCTTATAATCTTGGACGGCTTGATTACTACATTAAACAAGATATTAAGTTTGTTAAGTGGAACAATAGTATTGAACATAAAGAACATAAACGTGCTATGATTCCCGGCGATTATAATACTAGATATCGTAAAATATACAATAAATTATCTGAGTTAATTAATAGATCACCACAACTTGAGTCATTTAAGATGGATGGTATTGTATGTCCAATATGTCAGGAACGCGCTATCTATGATTATGGTTATGGTAAAGGAATAATTAAGATAGATGACTTGTTAAGTAATAGTCAAAGTCAACCACTACTTCACGCAAATTGCTCGTGTTTTCTTACCAGTGTAGAGGAATCTGAAACTAAAGAACCTTTTAATGTACCAATCTATATATCATCATTACTTAATAACAATGTTGTTAAATGGGCAACTGCTGGTATATTAGGAACTGCTGCTATGTATGCGGCATTTAAGAAGAGTAATGTAACTCCACTTAACATACCTGATATTATTAGAAGTAAACCAGCCGTAGTTACAACTAAAGCATTAAGTCAAGCATTACTAGATGATATTATTGATGTTCCATTAGTTCCATTACAAATACCTGAACGTGTACCAACTACAATTAACATTGATAGAGCAAATAAAGTATTAGAAGATGTAGTTAATTGGCGCACTAATACTATTGATGAGTCTATTACTAAAGCTATTGAAATAGATAATAGATATGAATTAGTTAATCCATTTATGACAGCAACTACTGAATCTTCAGTAGATGACATTACAACTAGAGTTAAACAATATAACTCTATAACTAAAGCTACTTTAACTAAAGATGATCTTAATCAATTTAAAGAAGATGTAGATAAAATTCAACATTACATTAATGAAATAGAAGATGCTAATACTAAGATTTATTCATCTATTCAATCAATGAAGTTAGCTAGAAAAGCAATTATAGATGAAGGGTTGAATAAGCTAAGTGATGAATTAATTCCACCTGGATTTACTCCAGAACAAGTTATTATTAGTAATCCTATTATCCAACGATTAGATAATCAGATAATACAATCTGAGAATACATTAAGGAATGCAATTTCATTAAAGTTAGGTGAAACTAGTCATTATTCAACACTAAAAAGAATCAGAAATGATTTATTAGATAATGAGTTATTTAAGTTGGAGTACATTAAACGTAAACGTGGTGTTCTATTAAGATTACAAGATAAATTAATTGGTAAATTTGATAAAGTTAAAAAAGTTTTTGTTGGTGGACAAGTTAATCCTAGAGTATTAGAACGTGATTTAGAAGAGTTACAGAATACTATACTTTCTAATTACATGAATGTAAGTAATAAACAATTTGAATCATATGTTAGACAATTAGATAATATTGAGTTAGCAATAGATGGACAACTTGAGTTAATTAAGAATAAGTTAGGTTTGACTAGTTTAGATGCACGTAATTACACAGGTAATGATATGGCAGTATTAACTAGCGAGTTTATTAGTGATTATAAGAATGGTTTAATGCGAAGTAAACTTAGAGCTATGGGATTAAGAAATCTATTAATAGATGTAAAATAGATATGATACCTTAATCAATAAACTTATGTACTTAATGGCAGATTTTGCACGAACTAAGAATGCTAAAGATAAGAAACAACGTAGACGTAAACTTAATAAAGGTAAGAAATAATATGTTTCTAATGTCAGATACAACTAACTTCAAGCGCACTAAAGTTAAATCATTTATTAGGAAAGGTAAAGTAGTTAGAAGTTACGATAGATCAATCAGAGATAGAATACGTGATGTTGCTATAGGTGCAACTGGAACTGCATTATTAGGTGGTGCATATCTATTAGGTAAACGTAATGGTGCAAGATCATTAGATGAAGTTAAGTCATTAATTAAGAACATAACAGTTAATGTGCCAACTCCAATCGTTAATGTAACTAATACTCCAGGTGTAGTTAATGAAGTAATTAACAATGCAATTAAATTAGATATAGTTAAAGTTAAATTACCATCTAAGGTTTATAACCTAAGTGAATCAACTATTAATAAAACTGCTAGTGAAGCTGCTAAGTTGACCGACGTTAAATTAGAGAGAACTATTAGTCTTATTAGTCGTAGATTACAGAAGTATAACGTTAGTAATAATGAGTTAGTTAAACTAGATAGTTTGTTACTTAGTTTAAATAGATTTAAAACAGGTAAGTTTAATAAAGAAAGTGAACGTGAGTATTTACGTAAACAGATAATTGAATATAGAGATTACTTTAAGTTACCTAAAGTAGATGTAAATGAACTTAATGTAGAATCAGTTGTAGATAGGGATTATGCAACTAAGTTAAAGAAGGTTATTACTAGAGATAAATCAATATTAGACATCTATCAAAGTGAGTTAACTAAACGTCGTGAAGTTGCAACTAATATAACTACTCCAACTGATGCTGACATTGATAGACTTAGTGGTATGTTAGATGATTTTAGTAGTTCACGCAAACTAACATTATTTAATGACACTAAATCGCGCCGTTCCTTTTTTCTTACAGATACGACTATTCCTAAATTAAGTAAACTATTAAATAGATAATACAACTATGATTATTGCACAATTCAAAGACTCAGATAACTCCGATAAGAAGAAATCTCAAGTAGGTAAGAAAATAGGCGGAGTTGCACTATTAGGTGGATCAGCAGCTATAGGAACTCAATCTATTAGAAGTGGTTTACCTAGAGCGTTAGGTGTACGTTTAGAACAACATGGTACTAGTCGTAAAGCTGCTGCAAATATTATTAAAGAGGGTTATTTAGATCCTGGTTATGGTGGAACTATGGAAGGTGTTACTTCTTCAATGAAGTTACCTAAAGAGTTCCTAGAACGTAGTAAAGGTTATACATTTCTAAGTGGTAAGAATCCAGATCATGTATTTTGGGATAAACGAAATGGATTAAGTTCTATAGGTGATGTAATAACTAGGAAAATACAGGTACTTGGTTATCGTGGTTCTAAAGCAGGTAAGTTAACTGAAAAAGATGTTGAACGTGGTTCTAAATTTATTGGTGCAAGAGTAAATAGTATATTGAAACCATTTAAGAAGCAATTAGATGGAATGACTCCTGAACAAATGTTAGCTGAGATGAAGAAACAATCAGTAATAAGTGCTGATGTTAAGGCATTATATGATAGTTATGTAGCAGATCCAGAGAAACTTAAACGTGACTTAAAATCAATGAGACGTGAAATTGAGAAGTTAGTTAAGAATACTCAAGATGTAGCTAAACGTGGATATAAAGATCCTAGTAGAATTAAATCAATTAGAAAAACTCAAGTTAAGTTTAATAAGTTATTTAATGATTATAAGGATGAATTTAAAGAATATCAAAAAGGTAGAAAAGATTTTAATACTTATGGTAGAGGTTTTGGTAAAAGAAAAGGTAAAACAAATTATAATAGTTTACTTAATAATTTTTTAGAACAAAAAGTTGATAGTGGTGATAAGAAAGCTGCTAGATTATTGAAGTTGAAAGATGGATTACAAAATCAATTAAAAGCTCAAGAAGTTAGTAAGAATCTAGGTCTTAGTGCTGGTTGGACTCAGAAGTTATTACAATCTCCATTATTAGGTGCTGCTGGAGTTGGTAAAACTGTTTATCTACCAGGAACAGATGAATACTTCAATGATACAAATAGATTTAAATACGATATAGATGATCCATTTGGTAATCCACTTAAATATAAAGATTCATTCACATCAGAGAAAGGTGGATTTGGTGGTAATGCACTTAAAACTAAAGAGAAAGTTAGAGCATTTGGTAATAGATTTAGTGCAAGTAAATATCTATTAGAAAAAGAAGGTAATGGTAACTTAATTAAAGGTGCATCTAAATTAATGGGTGCTAATAAAGGAAGAGTATTAGCTGGACTTGGAATACTTGGAGTTGGTGGAACTGCTGCTGGATTACTTGGAGCTAAAGGTATTCAACTATTAAAAGGTAAAGATGATAAGAAGAAAGTAGTAGTACAACCTAAAGTTATAGCAGTAGTTAAGAAACCTAAACAAGAGATAAGTAAGAAAAATGAGATACTTAAAGCATTACCTAGTTCTGTATTAACTAACGCAGCAATGGGAGGTTATCTTGGTTTAGGTGTAGGAACTGCATTAGGTATTAAGAATGGATTAGTTAAAGGTGTAGCATTAGGAGCATTAGCTGGTGGAGCATCTGGAATACAAGCTGGTTTAAATAAATATAAAGATCGTAAAGAAACATTAGAAAACTATAAGTTACCAAGTCGTAAGATTAAAGTTAAATCATATGCTCGTAAAGGTAAACTAGTGCAAACATTTGAGAGACTTAATCCCTTCTATAATAAAGATAAACGTAAGTAAACTATTATGGTAAAACAATCTAAAGTTAAGTCTTATGTTCGCAAAGGTAAAACTGTTAAATCTTATAACAGATCAATTAAAAATATCGTATTTGATGTAGGACGTGTTGCAGGGCTTGGAATTGGAGGACTTGCTGCAATTAAGTATGGTAAACGTATACCTCTAAGTTGGGTGATAAATTTACTCTGGGTGGTATAGCAGGTGCTTACTTAGGATCATTACCTTCTAACTTAATTAATAAGAATAACAAGAAAGCTAAACAACAATTAAAGAATATAGGATTAACTGTTGGTGGAATAGGTGGATTAGGATTAGCTACATTAGGTGGAATTAAAGGATATAAGTTTATTAAAGCCCGTAATACTAAATCATTAGTGTTATTTAATCCAAATGAATCATATCGTAATACTGTAGCTGCATTTAATATTAAAGCTAGAGAACAAGCTAAAACAGCCCCTAAATCGTTAGATGACATGAAAAGATATTATCAGAAGACATATTCTAATAAAGAATTAGTAGATGCTGAAGCTACTATTTTTTCTTACAATCTTAAATCTAGCACTAGAGGTATACTTAAACCTCTTACTGGTGATGATGTATTAAATCTATATGATGAAACATTAACTCCTATAGCTAAACGAATAGTTATTGATAGTGAGCGTGTAGCAGCAGTTGAAGGTAAAGATGGATTAAGAGATACTATTTATAAAGCAGTTACTAAGGATTTAGATATACCATTAAGTAAAGCAGAACGTAGATATTTTGCTGGTGTTGCTAAAATGAATGATCCGGCAGTTAGAGAAGCTGAACGTAAGGTACTTAAAAAATCATTAGATGCTTATGCTAAAGCTAATAATATTGACACAACTAGAGTTAATGGTAGTGTAGACTTAAATAAGATAATTAAGTCACTTAAAGAACGTGGTTTTACTGAATTAGATATTAAACAGATGATAGACAAAAACAAGCACTTAACTCTAAATAAATTATGTACATTTTATCTGACTATTCATTATCAACATTTGCAAGACGATTAGGTTCTAAAGATAAGAAGAAGAGAGAACGTCCTAGTATTAGACGTGGTATGTTAACTGGTGCTAAATGGGGTGCTGGTCTTGGAGTTGGGTTAACTGGTTTAAGTATTGCTTCTGCATTAGCTCGTAAAGATGGTAGACAAGCTATGAGAGCAGCATTAAAAGCACAAGGTCGTAATCCTAGTCTTAGAAAAAATGCAGGTATGTTAGCTGGAGGTGCAGGATTAATTGCTGGAGCAAACGCACTAACTGGAG